TTATTATAGGTTCCTGGCTTATTAATCATGGCCCACAGACCAGTAAGAGAAGGTTCATAGTGATCCTCCACGCCTAAGTGATCCAATGCCTCTATGCAGTAGAGAATCATATCCGCTTTAATGACACCAAAACGCTTATCTTCGTGGAGATCATCACGGCTGTGCCATCCCCCTTGATTTGTTTTTTGAATTCCTTTTGAGTCCTTTTTTTGAACATCCCTGACGGATTTAATCAAGTCTCCATAGTCACCATTGGTGAAATTTACTGAAAACACAGGAGTAATGAATAAAGAATGAAGTTCGATTAGAGGGCTCCTTTTGTTGTTTCTAAAAAGCTCATTGTTATGTGAATCTCATTGGCGGCGTTAGCTGTAATTTTAATTAAGTCTGATTCCTCTAGAACAAGAGGCTGTGACAGAACTTCATAGGTAGTGTCGGTGGTAATAGTCTTGTCATTGGTAATTTTATAAGTCGCCGAAGCACTGCTGTCAGTCCATTCTATGGTATACTCTGTCGTGTTTCCCGAATCATTGCATATGAGAATGGATTTAATTACAGCCGTGGTTGGAAAAACAGGAGGCAGTGCTCCTGGATTAGCCGTTGGAACAGTGTAAATGGTTGTAGGACCAGTGGTGGTCATATCCAGACCGACATTTTTAAAGGTATCAGCCAAGGAACCAACTCCTTCCGCTACTTTGTTCTTCTAAATCCTGCGCATAGGAAGTGTTAAGAAGCAGAATAATTTGCTCCAGAAGACGAATCATTTGATCAAACTGACCACTTTCATACTCTGGTGTCGCGTTAGGTAAACGTGTGATTGTAATCTTAGGCATTATCTTCTTCCATCTGGTCTGAGCTGTAGTTTCATGGAACCTAGTCGCCAGTTCGTGTCATTAATAGCATTGGATACAAAAGCGAGGCTCACGGATCGTCCTCTTCCACGTACATCAATTTTTTGTGTTGTAGACGTGACGTTTCCTGTTGTTGTCACATTAGCTGCTGATTGTGGATACTGTTCCAGAGTCAAGGTGACAGCCACATTGTTTGTTAAATTAGTGAAATCAGGAACGAATTTACTGACGGACATGAGATTGTCTCCCGAGGCAATTTCAATGGATCCTGAAGTCAGGCTTGCACTAATCGCTGTACCGTCCGCTTGATTGTTTCCTTTCTCTTGCTCGTAGACATAAGAGGCTCCCGCCGTCAGGCCTAGAATTGTCGCGGAATTAGCCGTTAAAGTCGTGCTGTATTGAGTGGCGATAGGCTGTTCATATATTTCCGCCGCCAACCAAGTGGTTCTGTCAAGACTGATGGTATACCACGTATTTTCCAAATAATTATAGACAACTCCTCTGTCAATTTGCGTAGCACTGGCAGTGGCGTAATACCAAATAATTTCATTGAATTCAGTATTCAGTCCGCATGCAATGTCATTTTTATTAGTGAAACTGATGTCATCAAATACAAAGTCTTGTACAGAGCAAGGCATTTTTTTAACCACACCATCATACATGTAAAAGGAATTCTCCCCCATCCAGAAGGCTTTTCCGTTTACATCTATGGCTGCGTGTTGTGAGATGAGTCCGCAGTTAGCTCCCAATTGACGCTGTCCAAAAGTATAAGGAGTTCCAACAAACTGTATGCCATGCAGGGATTTATCCGTCCACACAAGTATCTGTCCCGTTGATTTAACGGCTCCTATGATACGTGATCCATCCGCAATACGAAGAGATCCCGCTTCGTTTGTCGCTACAGGAGTCCAATCGGTCAGATCTTCCCTGTCCGACCATCTAAAAAACAAGTCATCCTGCGTCGCTGTGTTTGCTATCGTTGTCTCCGTTCCTATGCAAAAAAGGTGACGGGTGTCCGCAGACACTAGACTGAATCGTGACGCCGTAGGGGCGTTTGAAACAGCTACCGCTCTGGTACCAACACCAACTGAAAGATCCCATTTATATGTTCCGCCGTTAATGACCGTTGCGATCAAATCCTCCCCGAAGTTATCAAGTGACCAGTTTCTTGCATAAATGACCACATCTGATGCTGCACGAGCTGTACCCCATGTACTATCTCCCCACGTGGACGTGCCCCATCCATATCCCAAAGTGGATGTCGCTTCTCCAATGGACAGTTGATACTTAGCATTTCCTGTTCCTCCGCCGCCTGACGTGGATCCTGACGCCGTACTCGTATGAGTGACGGTATAGTTATCCGTGTCCGTGATGGTAGTTATTTCAAATTCATTATTCATGTCCAAGCCGTCAATGGCGGAGAATGAATCAAAGGTCACGAAATCTCCCTGACTCGCGCCGTGCGCCGTATCCTCTACGGAAACAGTCGTCGTGCCGTTGGTCGTAAAAGGATCAGTTAAAGACGCTTCTAATCTTATTGGTGTAATGTCATTGAACACTCCTCCAACAAAAACATACAGCTTCCTGTCGGTTCCCAAGGCGAGATGCCTTGTTCCGTCCAGACTGATCCAGGCATGCGTATCGCGGACCACGCCCACCACTGTTGTATTAGGATTGGGAAGATAATCCCATCCGTTCCATCTCTCTGGTTTTCCGTAGTGAAAACGCACAAAATCAGAATCAATGTAGCGCCGGTCGTCTCCCGCCGCGTAAGGTGAGTCCTGTTTATCTATTCCTGGTTGAAATTTTAAATCGGTTAATTCCATAGCCCCACATAATAAATTACTTCTTCCTTGGTGGCAAGAATTGAGTTCCTACATTTCCTCTGAAGGCATAAGTTCCGTAATGCGTTAAGCCACTCATTATATCCGCATAGACGGTACCACCAATTTTCTGCCATAATCTACAGAATGCATAGTCTTCTGACAAGTATCTTTTTGAATCGGGATCAATCATCGTATCAAAGAAAGCGTAGTTCCAGTCCGATGTGTCGTGACCTTTAAATTTGTCCTCATGGGGCTGTCCTAAATGCTGGTCATTGGTAAACTTAAGATGAGGATAGGCCATTTTCATTTTATTGAATACGTTTCTCTTAATAAGCATAAATCCTGTGGGCGCGTCCATAACCTCAATAAATCCTTTCTGCATTTCAACATGCTCAGGATTTTTGACATTTAAGTTATATTGCAGAGAAAAAGCGTGCAGCTCCTCAGGAGTAATATCAGGCTTTTCTTTCAATTTCTTTTTCACCTTATTCCAATCAATGGCTTTGCGCGGATAAATGGAGGCTGCCACTTCCTTGTCCATATCCAGCATACGAAAGATTGTTTTAGGCTCAAAACCGATATCCGCGTCAATGAACATCAAATGCGTGTATTCTTTTTCATCGTCCATAAACAATTGAACCAGAGTATTGCGAGCCCTGGTCACCAATGATTCATTTCCAATGGTGGCAAACTGTAATCCTATCCGTTTCTGTATGCACTCAGCCATTAAGCCCATACAGCTTTCAAAATAATTTGTTGTCAGCATTCCGCCGTAACAAGGAGTGGCTACGAACAGTCTTATGGAAGAAAGAACCGGCTCGCCATCTGATTTGGTTTTAAGAACTTTGTCCTTCATTTTTTCATATTATCTATTAACCACGCTTTTAGTTCTGATCGTCCTAATATTTCTGTTAAAAAATTACCCATAGAATTAACTAAAGTTTCCTCTTCTTTATCCTTCAAATGATATTGATAATAACCTACATGCAACATTTCATGTATTACTACATTAATGGCGTCTTTTCCTCCGCGATTAATTATGTCTTCGTCTAGATAAATTTTTAAGGGAGGCTTGCTAACGAAACTTCCTTGATAGTCCGATGATTCATAGGCTACTTCGTGAGGAAGAAGAATAAGTTCTACTTCAAAAGGGCCTGCATTAACTTTCTTGGGAAGAGATATTTTCTTCACGTTTGCTTATAAAATTCTTTGTTACGTAATGTTTCAGCGTTTCCGGCTTCAGTACCTGGCTTTTTAACAAGTTCAAGATTGAAAGAAACCGATCGTCTCTCCTGTCCTTTGGTTCTAAAAGGATAGACGCCGTGTGACAGCCAATTAGGAAACAGAAATATATCTCCTACTTGAGGACTATGCTGCAACTTATGACCATTGAACGTCGCCGCTTGACCGTGAAAAAAAACAACATCTCCCACTGTTGGGTAATGATCCTCTTTCTTGTATTCCTGTTTCAGTCCAGGGGGTATGCGTAAATAAATAATTCCTGACAACTGACCTTCATGAATATGAAAAGGATTAAAGTCTCCCGCCCACTGACTAACCATCCACATTGATTGAATGATGAGCTTGCCTACAAACGAAGGGCTAATGGTTTCATTTGCAGGGGGAATGGAAATGTAAGCCTTTACCATTTCTCCTATGTAATCAACCACAGGCTTAAATTCTTCAGTACTCATCCACGATTGAGGAAAGCGCACTTCTTTTTGAACATTGCCAGCCAGATTAGGCGCGTGATTAAATTCTTTGGAAAGCTGTTTGCTTCCCAGCATTTTTGTTGCCTTCTTATCCAATAAATCAATAAGATTCATAGGCACTGTTCCTTTGATGATAGTAGGACCAAACGGCCTAATAGCCTCAAATGTATGATTAAAAAGCGGTGGTGTTTCCTTCTTAACTTTCTTTGCCATATTTACCTGTTGTCATATACCAAGAATTTGACTATAAATATAGAATAAAATTGGCTAAAATTTCAAGCGTAGCCTTCTTGCCAATAACAATCACATAAATTGCAATTTAAGGAGATTATGCCAGTATATGGGACTATTTAGAAAAATACGCGATCGCTTAAAAAAAGGCGTTCGAGACATCGGTAGCGGTGTAAAGGATAATCCTGCGCTGGCTATTGCGGCAATGTTCGGCATCCCCGCTCTTATGGGCGGTGCTGGCGGTGGCGGTGGCGGCGGATTCATGGATTTTTTATCCAGTATTCTTGGACAAACCCAGAAAATGGATAAATATAAAGGAATAACACAGAAGGGATCAGGAATTCTAGGCTTAGGCCAGAATCTTCTAGGAGGATTAACAGGAGGAAAAGGCGTAGAAGGTAATGC